GAACAAGTATCAGCCTGTGAAGTTGTGGCTTGATGACGTGACCAAGCGCATGCTGATTGTGTTCTCGAAGTCCAACACATACCGCAGCCTGCACCAGATGTACGAGGAACTAGGCGCATTTGGCACCGCCGCGTCAATCATATTGCCTGATGAGAAGTCATTGATCCATCACTACCCTGTGACTGCCGGCGAATATTGCGTCGCGCAGAACTATCAGGGTCGCGTCTGCACGATGTACCGCGAGTTCGAGAAGACAGTCGGTGAGATCGTCAAGGAGTTCGGGCGTGAGAACTGCTCGAACACCGTCAAGAATCTGTACGACCGTGGAAGTCTCGACGCATGGATCCCAATCATCCACGCTATCGAGCCGCGCCAAGATCGAGACATGTCAAAGCGCGACGCCAAGAACATGGCGTGGGGCAGTTGGTACTTTGAGATCGGCGGCGAAGAGAACGTGTTCCTTCGTGAGTCTGGGTTCAAGCAGTTCCCGTGTGTAGTTCCACGTTGGGCAATTGCCGGCGGTGACATCTACGGCAACAGCCCCGGCATGGAAGCACTCGGCGACATCAAGCAGTTGCAGCATGAGCAACTACGCAAAGCGCAAGTCATCGACTACCAGACAAAGCCGCCGCTATTGATGCCTGCTTCGATGAAGAACCGCGACGTTGATACGCTGCCCGGTGGTGTCTCATTCGTGACAGAACCAAACGCGGTGATCAAGTCGGCGTTCGACGTGAACCTAAACCTTCAACACTTGCTCGGCGATATCCAAGACGTGCGCGAGCGTGTTCGTGGATCCTTCTACGCTGATCTGTTCTTGATGCTTGCCAACGCGACCGACACGCGCATGACCGCGACGGAAGTTGCCGAGCGCCACGAAGAGAAGTTGTTGATGCTCGGACCAGTCATTGAGCGCCTGCACAACGAACTGCTTGAGCCGCTCGTCGACATCACGTTCACGCACATGGTGGCTGCCGGCGTCATTCCGCCGGCGCCAGAAGAAATGCAGGGCATGGACTTGTCAATCGAGTTCGTGTCAATGTTGGCTCAGGCGCAGCGCGCCATTGGCACCAACAGCATCGACCGATTCGTTGGCAACCTCGGCGCCGTCGCCGCGTTCAAGCCGGACATTCTTGACAAGTTTGACAGCGATCAGTGGGCGGACATCTACAGCGACATGCTCGGTATTGATCCGAGCCTCATCATCGCAGACAAGAACGTCGCTGTGATTAGAAAGGCGCGCAACGATGCAGCAGCAGCACAGGCGCAAAGTGCCGCCATGCAACAACAATCGCAAACGGCGCGCAATCTTGCCCAATCGCCAACAGGATCGGGTGAACAGAACGCACTGACCGACATGATGAATCAATTCTCCGGGTACGGTTCACCTTCAGCAGTCGAGGTCTAACAATGCAACTACCGAAGCCATCAAAGTCCGCAAGCATGCTCTACGAGGGCGGCTCCGGTGACACCGGCGGCGCGTCCGAGTTCATCGCTCGCCTCCTGCACGGGTCGACCATGATCCACATGCACCACCTGATGGTGACTGGGCAGGGTTCATTCGCCAAGCACATGGCACTGGACATCTACAACGACCTCGCGTCCCTGACTGACGGGCTAGCCGAGGCGTATATCGGCTGCACCGGCATGCCACTGGCGTTCAAGGGTGGCGCGTTCACCATGAGCAACGACCCCATTGCCGACGTGAAATCGTTGTACGAGTACATCGAAACCGCCCGTTCCGCTATGGGTACGGAATCACACATCCAGAACGAGGTTGACAGCATCAGCACACTGCTGTCAAGCGCGCTCTTCAAACTCAATCGACTTTCATAAGGATCACACATGGCGACTACATATTCACTCAAGGGACGCGACCCAACCTTCGTGTACGACGAAACCAATTCATTGGTCGGAGTAGCAAATCCAAACGGATCGATCAATCGATTCAGTGGAAAGACGTACACGTCACCAAGCACTTTGAGTGTGATTGCCGTGGAAACTACGTTTGGTGCGGCGACTATGTCGGCTCAATCTGGGCGTGTTCTTATTACAGGCGCCGGCGCGCACGGTCTAACAGCCGCAGTTGCTATTAACGCGCTTGGTACAGGTGTTTATATTAGTTGGACAGGCGGCGTAGGCGTCGCAGGAATCTATACGGTCAATGCCATTGCGACCGATACAAGCGGCACCACTATCAGACTTCAGCAGCCAATTACGTCTTCCACGGTAACGGTCACCGCAACAGATCCGGCAGTCATTACTTACACCAATCATGGTCGCGCAGTAAACGATACGTTTCAATTTACTACCACTACAACACTTCCGACAGGCTTGTCTGCATCGACAACGTATTACGTCAAGACTGTTCTGTCTGCAAACACGTTCACCGTATCTGCATCTGCCGGCGGAGTGGCAATTGCTTGCACTGACACTGGCACAGGCACACACACTGCCATTTTGTGGCTTGGCACTCCTGCTGTTTCTGCCAAGGCTACTGCCATTCCAATGGCAACATTGACTATCGATGGCAACACGTTCACACCGAATGGAACCCTTGAACTCAGTGCGCTGTTTACATTCACAAACAGTGCCAATGCAAAGCGCGTACAAATTACATACGGAGGGGCGTCGAATTTCTTGATTGATTCGGGCGCAGGAAGTTACGGATCTATCGCAAGTGTAAATATGAGCAAGTTTGCATACGCTCGCGGTGGCAATACTGTTATTTGTAGTGCGGCTTCTACTATTGGTCACGGCACTAGCGCAGCAGACACGCAAGCATTAACCATTGCGTACAACACCGATTTGCCATTAGTCTTTAACACGTCAATGGCTGCGGCAAATGAAATAACGACGCTGTACTCCTACCAAATTACAGTGTCTTAATCGAAAGGGACAACTATGGCACTACCTACAGGATTCCAGTGCGGAAGCACATCGAACTGCTACGACTACGCAATTCCGGTCACGCTCAGTGACACGGTTGACTTTGGCGTTGCGTGTCGTGGTCTGTTTATCTATCACAATGCTGCTTCAACCGTTAAAGTTCGCATGCAAAACGGCGACGACGTGACATTTGCCGGCGGCATTTCAGGCGGCTACATCTTGCCCGTTCGCGCTATTCGCGTGTGGTCAACAGGTTCTACCGCGACAACGGTGATCGCACTTTACTGATATGAACAACTACGACCCACTAGATATCAAGGGACAGGACAAAGCGAAAGCCGACAAGGATGCACTTGATCGGATCGTTCGCGAGTCTGAAGAGTCCGATGTCCGGTGGCTCATGGGTAACAAGCGTGGTCGCCGAATTCTTTGGCGGCTACTGGATCAAGCGGGAGTGTTCCGTTCGTCGTTCAACACCAATGCGCTGTCAATGTCGTTCGCAGAAGGTAACAGGAACTACGGGCTTCGCACACTTGCCATGATCCATTCGCTCTGTCCGGAACACTATGCAACGATGATCAAGGAACAAACCAATGAGTGAACAACTTACGATGACGGAAGCCTCAACTACAACTACAGGCGCTCCTAATTCGATAATGTCGGGTACCGCAGCAGCGACGGCTGATGCGTTATACGGCGACAAACAGTCAACCTTACTAGGACAGACACAGCAAGGCGTGGATGCGCCTCCTGCTGTTGGGTCTGATGGCAAACCATCTGACACGCCGGCGGACGCGAAGGCAGGCGATAAGCCTGCTGACAAGCCCACCGGTGCGCCAGACAAATACGAATTCAAGGCGCCTGAAGGTCAACAATTCGATTCCGAGGTCGTAACCACCTTCTCGGAGGTTGCCAAAGAACTCAATCTGTCACAGGAGGCGGCGCAGAAGGTGCTTGACACGATGTCTCCAAAAATGCAGGAGCGTCAATTGGCAATGATTCAGGCGGTTCAGACACAGTGGACTGACGCCTCGAAGGCTGACAAAGAGTTCGGTGGTGACAAGATCACCGAGAATTTGTCAGTAGCCAAGAAAGCACTTGACTCGTTCGGTACTGCCGAACTGCGCTCGCTGTTGAATGAGTCTGGTCTGGGCAATCACCCGGAAATCATCCGGTTCATGTATCGCGCGGGTCGGGCAATCTCGGAAGACCGTTACGTCGGATCGTCTACGGGCAGTACTCCAACGAGGAGTACCCCAAAGGACTTTAACTCTGCCGCAGCGGCTCTATATACCAATCAGTCTTGAACCTCTTTAAGAAAGCACTACGATGGCAACTACCGTACTTAGTTCAAACAATTTGACACTCGCCGATTGGGCGAAGCGGACCGATCCAGATGGTCGCGTTCCAATTATCGCTGAACTCCTCTCGCAATCCAACGAAATCCTCGAAGACGCCGTCTTCAAGGAAGGCAACTTGCCAACTGGCGAGCGCGTCATTGTCCGTACCGGTCTTCCGACTGTGTACTGGCGCGCGCTCAATCAGGGTATTCCATCAAGTAAGTCAACGACCGCTCAGGTCGACGAGGCTTGCGGAATCCTTGAGGCTCGCTCTGAAGTCGACAAGGATCTTGCAATGCTCAACGGCAACACGGCTCAGTTCCGTCTGTCGGAAGATCAGGCATTCCTTGAAGCCATGAACCAGACTCAGGCTTCGACCATGTTCTACGGCAACCCTGCCACGGATGCGAAGCAGTTCCTCGGTCTTTCGACCCGGTACTCTTCAACCACCGCCGGCAATGGTCAGAACATCATTGATGCGGGTGGCGACAACGCCTCGACCAACACTTCGGTGTGGCTTGTGGTGTGGGGCGACAACACCGTGTACTGCCCGTTCCCCAAGGGATCGAAGGCAGGACTGATCCACGAAGATTTGGGCGAGCAGACTGTCTACAGCGGCGACAACCGTTTGCAGGCTTATGCAACCCGTTACCAGTGGAAGAATGGTCTGGTCGTGAAGGACTGGCGCTACGTCGTTCGCATTGCGAACCTCAAGGTTGCCGATCTGTACACCAGTTCGTCGGGAACGCAGAACCCAACGGCTAGCACCGCCCTCATCAAGTTGATGGCTCGCGCTATGTACCGCATCCCCAACATGTCAATGGGTCGCGCAGCCTTCTACATGAACCGCACGGTCCATGCGGGTCTGTCGGTCATGGCGTTGGACAAGTCTCAATACGTCCTGAAGGTCAACGAGGGTCTGTCACAGTTCGGTACGCCGTTCGCGTGGCTGTCGTTCCTCGGAGTCCCAATGCGCCGCGTTGACTCAATTCTCAATACCGAAGGTAAAGTCTCCTAATAGGGACTAAAGAAAGGAAACACTCACATGATTACTGACGCACTTCT